ACTTTGAATATTTGTCTTGCAGGTACTGGTGTAGGTAAGACTTTGTTTATGACACATCTAGCTTCTTCAATATTATTACAAGGTAAAAATGTTTTATATATTACTTTAGAAATGGCTGAAGAGCGTATCGCTGAAAGAATAGATGCTAATTTATTGAATGTAGGTATGAGTGACTTAGAAGAATTACCATATCAAATGTATGAAACAAAGATTAATAAATTACAAAGTAAAACAACAGGCACACTAATTATCAAAGAATATCCAACTGCCTCAGCTTCTGTTGCTCATTTTAAAAATTTAATTAGTGAGTTGGCACTAAAGAAATCATTTAAACCAGATATCATATTTATTGACTATTTAAATATATGTTCATCTGCTAGATTTAAAGCAGGTGCAAATGTGAATAGTTATACTTACATCAAAGCGATTGCTGAAGAATTAAGAGGTCTTGCAGTTGAAAATGATATACCAGTTTTTTCTGCTACTCAAACAACAAGAGGTGGTTATGTAAGTAGCGATGTTGGATTAGAAGATACCTCAGAGAGTTTTGGTTTACCTGCAACAGCAGATTTTATGTTTGCCTTAATATCAAGTGAAGAATTAGAAGAAAAGAACCAGATAATGGTTAAACAATTAAAGAATAGATACAATGACCCTACACTTAACAGAAAATTTATTGTTGGCGTTGATAGGTCAAAGATGAGATTGTATGATGTAGAACAATCAGCACAAACAGATTTAGTTGATAGTGGTCAAAAGGATTCATCAACTAATAAATTTAATAAAAAACTAGGTCAGTTTTCTGACTTTAAAGTTTAGAAAGGAGGAAAATGGCACAAGGAACTATTAAATGGTTTGACCCAAAAAAGGGTTATGGTTTTATTAAACCTGATGATGGCAGTAAGGATGCTTTCTTACACATATCAGCTTTAGAAAAAGCAAACATAACGCAACTTGATATAGGTCAGGCAGTTCAGTATGAATTAACTGAACATAAAGGTAAACAAACAGCAACTAATATACAATTGGTGAAATAGATGGCAAGAGCAAAAAAGCAAGTCTTAAAGTATGATGTTAAGATGAGCAAACGAAATAAGAAAGTTCGTTGGTTAGTGATTGAACGACCAACAGGAAGTATTATAGCCGAAGAGGTCTTTGAAGATGACGCTATGAAGATAGCAAAAATGCAACAAAGAACCCAACAATGGGCACCAAATGGAGGAGTTGTTAAGCATTTAACATTAGGAAAGATAGGTAATGAATAAACAAAGTAAAAGATTTTATGAAATCATAGACGTAATCAAAGAGTTGCATGATAAGAAGCGACATGATTATGGTGCGAATGAGGATATCTTTGCCAACTTTAGATTATCAGAATTATCAGGTATACCTGCATGGCAAGGTTCTGTTATTCGTATGGGTGATAAATATGCTCGTATTAGTAATTTTATAAAGAAAGGTGACTTTCAATTTAAAGAAGAAAATATTAAAGACACTTTAATGGACATGGCAATCTACAGCTTGATTACAATGATATTGTATGAAGAAGCTTCTGAAACTGAATATAAAGATGACATGGATCCATTGATAGACGAGGACTAGATGGACGGATTAGCAAAAATGTTAGAGGCACAAACACAGGATAAAGAAGCACAAACAATTACTGGTGATTGGACTAATAACATTAGTGTTTCAGATTTGTTTTCAAAAGAAGAGGTTGAAAAATACTACAAGATAATTAAAGACCTTGATTGGAAAAAAGGTTGGTATTCTAACTTTGAAGCAAAAGAGAAAAAAGAAACAGACGGATATTGGCATATACATCTTGGCGGTAGTGACAAAGATAGAAAAGAATTTACTATCGAACAAGATTGGGTGCAAGAAATCTGGGATAAGATTAACTTAGATTTAAAAGTATTAAGAGTTTATTTGAATGGACACTATGCAGGAGAACCTGGCGATATTCATATTGATGGTTGGACACCAGACCAATATACTGTTTTAGTTTATTTAAATCCAAACATCACACCACATCATGGTGGCACAATAGAGTTTTGGACACCTAATCTAACTGCTGAACAACAAGCATATTCTATGGATACACCATATGGTCCTATGGGTAATTCAGAACCAAATATCATAAGAGCATTCTGGCCTAAGCCTGGGCGAGTTGTAACCTTTGATGCCCGAATCCCACACGTGGCACGGGGATTACATGAAGCTTCAAAACTTTTTCGAATATCACTAGTATTTAAAGCCTCAAAAACTGCTTGACTTTACCTCTCCTATCTGTTATATAAATAGTAACAAGGAGAGAATATGGCTGACGCTAGAGATACAAAAATGCAAGAAAACGGTTCGCTCGTTTTCTTTCAACACCTTATAGAAAAAGGTAAAGAACCAACAATAGCATTCGTAGAAAAAAACGCATACCCAGATATACCAGCGATATGGTATTACTATTATCAATTACAAGGTCAAGCATTGAAGTCTTACTTAGGCGGTTCGAAAGATTACAATTATAGTAGAGATAAAGGTATCATGCCTTTCTTAGAAAACATAGCTGCTACAAAAATGGGTGTGAGTGTTAAAGATAGATGGAATCCTATGGATATAGTTATGGTTAAAAAACTAAAAGAAGCCACTATTATTAAACAAGTAGAAAAGATAGCAAAAAAAACAACAGATGAGGATGCTAAACTAGAAGAATTAAATTTATACATGGCAGATTTGTTGAAAAAAAAGATTATGATTCCTATTTCATTAAAAGGTCTTACTAAAAAATCTACTGTTGCAAAACTAGAAGAAGCAAATCTTGGCGGAGATAAAAAGAGTGTAGAATTTAAATTGAAACCAGGTAGTATTAAGTGTGATTTAGATATGGTCAATCCACCACTATTTGATACAGGTGAATTTTCTTTAAGATTTTTTGCCAATAGAGATGAAT